AGGACAGTATAATGTCAGAAACAAAGAAACCAACAGGCATGAGCATCAGCCGTAACGGCAACACGCTCACGCTCTCGTGGAAGATAGCAGATAAAGACTACGGCGAGGGTCAGCAGGTACAGTGGGCGGTCCTGAGACGTTCGGGCAAGAAGTTCGTCAGAGTCAGCTCATGGAACACGGTCAAGAACGTAGGGGCGACGACAACAAAGGTGTCGATCGGCATCCCGACGGGCGACCTTTACCCGACGCCGAAGAAGGGCTACGGCGGTGCGATAAGATTCCGCGTCAAGGGCCACAGAAAGAACTATACGAAGAAAGAAAAGGACAAGAAGGGCCACACGCACAACAAGACGGTCAATCCCACGTGGTCGGACTGGTCAAGGAAAGACTTCGTGTTCAGTGCGCCCAGTGCCCCGACACTCACAGAGGCTCTTTCGGGCAGTCAGTCGAACGTTACCACTTTCACATGGAACGCGACAAAGAACGACTCGAACGCTCAGCAGTGGTCGGACGTTTTGTGGCAGTCGATACTCGTTCAGGACTGCGGAACGTCCAAGGCGGCAGATGTCGAAGGCAAGTTCAAAGCGGGCGCAACAGGGTGGCTCACGGGAACAAGCACGCTGACGAGCCACGGACAGGAGATAACGGAATCGACGTCCGTCTCCTCGAGCGGTTCGTGGGCGAGATGGTTCAGGATAAGAGCGAGGGGCATCGCAGGTCCTTCGGCGTGGGTCTACGCAAGGCACGTCTACGCGAAGCCTGATAAGACGACGGTCGAGGGCTCGCCTGTCGTTACGGACAACGGTTCGGGCGGTTATCAGGCGCAGGTCACGTGGTCGGGCGACACGACGGTGAAGAACCCTGTAGACATCACGAATGTCCAGTATCTGATAGCGACACCTGCCGCGAACATGGCCTGCCCTACAGAGGAGCAGAGTTCGTGGACGGATGCAGATGCGATCAGAGACACAAAGGGCAACGACATGGTGTCGTTCGGTATCGACCGTCAGCTCGGTCTCGATCAGGCGCTGTGGGTCAGGGTGAACACGACACACGACAGACGCGTGACGCTCGGCACTCCGAAACTCGCCAAGGTCGGGCACCTTACAGATGCTGCCATCACAAGGGTGCAGACGAACGACAGCAATCATAAAGCGACGATAACGGCAACGAACGGCTCGGCAGTTCCTGATTCGTTCCTTGCCATTTACTACATCAATGCCGACAATCCGAGCGACACGTTCGTGGTCGGCATCATACCGCACGGCTCTACGGAAGTGACGGTGCAGTGTCCCGACTGGTCAGGGCAGTCTGCTGTGGCATTCGGGGCAAAGACTATTGTCGGCTCTTACGCCCAGGCATCAAGGGCAGACGGCGCCGACTGCTATACGGTAACGAGCAGTATGGAATCGAAAAACATGGCGCTGAAGGGCGGAGCAGTCCCGACCCCGCCTACGGGCGTCAAAATCGACCCGACAACGATTCCCGGCACAGTCAGAGTCACATGGGACTGGTCATGGTCGGACGCAACTGCTGCAGAGCTGTCATGGTCAGACCACGCAGACGCATGGGAGTCCACGGACGCACCCGACACGTACGAGATCAGCACTCTGCGTCAGGGTGCATGGAACATCAGCGGACTGGAAACGGGCGTGACGTGGTACATCAGAGTAAGGCTGAAGTCGGGAGACGGAGACAACGCGACCTACGGACCGTACTCGGCGATCGAGAGCATCGACCTCTCATCGGCACCGAGCATCCCGACCCTTTACCTCTCGGACGGTGTTATAACCGAAGACGGAGAGGTCACGGCGTCGTGGGCTTACACCACTACGGACGGCACGGCTCAGTCCTACGCTGAGATATGCGAGGCTACGGTCACAGGAGGCGGGATAACCTACTCCGAGCCCATAGCACGCACGCAGACGGCACAGCACATCACGATAAGACCGTCAGACCCCGACGTGAACTGGACGGCGGGCACAACGCATCTGCTCTGCGTGAGGGTCGTATCTGCGAGCGGAAGGCAGTCGGACGAGTGGTCGGCTCCCGTCAGCGTCATGGTGGCGGAACCGCTTTCGGTGGCAGTCACGAACACATCGCTCGTATGGGACACGGTCATGGAGAATGTTCGAGAGTACTCGGGTAATATGGTCCACTTCGAAGCGGACAACATCGCTCCCGAGGTGGCATCTTTAAAGGTAAACATCACCCCCAAGCAGAGCGGCACAGGCACACCGTCGCCCGACAACGTTAGACAGATTAGCGGGTGGACGGATGCGGATGTGAATGTATCAGCAAGGAATATATTTATTGGCACTCCGGGTGTAACGGTTCCGCTTTTCATTCCTAAAGGAACTACCATCACGGTAAGTTCAAGCGATGCGACGATCGTGTTCCGCTACTACGACAAAGATGGTAACAACATCGACTATTGGTCATTAAGCAATCAAGCAGACGGAAGGCGCTACCGTACATTTGACATCTCAACCGCAAAGGATTGCTACTTCGTCAAATTCGAAGGGAATGCAACCGACTTACAGGTCGAGTACGGTTCGACCATGACCGCATACGAAGTGCCTCACACCACCACCGTCCCGCTCGGACAGACCGTGTACGGCGGCACGCTTGACGTTGTTAGCGGGGTGCTGACGGTGACGCATGAAATCATCGACTTGGGCAGTCTGAATTGGCAGTATAACTCATCATACGGCACAGGCGGCGGCGCTTTCTATTCATCGTCAAAGAACTTCGGATATACCGCCGACAGCGAAGCACCGAACATGGTATGCAGCATGTACCCCGTAAAATCGAGGAATGACCTTTATTCATCAGCCGACCCCGCTTTTGGTGTTACGGGCAGTGGAACAACGAGATATGCAACTGTTCGTGATACACGCTACACAGACCCCACGGCATTCAAGGAAGCCATGAACGGAGTGCAGTTAGTCTATCCAACCAATAACCCCCAGACCTACCAACTCACCCCGACCGAAGTTTCAACCCTTCTCGGCGAAAACAACGTATGGGCTGATGCGGGGGCGGTGGAAGTGACGGTCGCAGACTCCATCAGAGAAGGCTACACGCTAACCGAGATGCCCCTCACGGCTACGGCTACAGGAGCGGGCGAGGGCGGTCAGACCACGTACTCTGTAGTGCGTGACGGCTCTTACTACCTCGACAGGCCCGACGAGGACACCTTCAACGGTCACGACGGCGAGACGGTGGCGCTCACGAGCGTTGCGGGCGAGGGCGAGGCGGTCATCGGTGTTCAGGACCTTATCGGGCCCTTAGACGACGGCACGCACTATAACCTCATCGCAACCATCAGCGACGGCATCGGTCAGTCAGCCGAAACGGTCGTTCCGTTTGAGGTCAGATGGGCGCATCAGGCACTTATCCCGACTGCGACAGCCATTACGGACACGGACGCACTCATCACCAAGATAACGCCCGTAGCGCCTGCAGGCACAGAGGTGGGCGACTACTGCGACATCTACAGACTGTCAGCAGACAAGCCCGAACTCATCGTGACAGGCGCGCAGTTCAGCACCACATACGTTGACCCGTTCCCCGCGATCGGCGACATGGGCGGTCACAGGGTGGTCTTCAGGACTGCGAACGGCGACTACATCACAGAGGACAACGAGCTTGCATGGGTCGACCTCGGCTTTGATGACGGAGACAACCTCGACATAAACTATTCGCTTATCGACTTCAACGGCGTGCAGATCCCGATTCGGTACAACATGGACTTCGACAACACGTGGTCTAAAGACTTTCAGGAGACGCAGTACCTCGGCGGGTCTGTTCAGGGCGACTGGAACCCAGCCGTGTCGAGAACGGGCGGTCTGAATGCGGTGTGCGAGACGGACGACTACGATGTCATCAGAGCCGTGCGCAGACTTGCGGATTATCCAGGCATCTGCCACGTAAGGACCGTGGACGGCTCGTCCTATAAGGCCGACGTGCAGGTCAAAGACAGTTATTCATACAGCAATGCGGGCAAGATAGCGTCGTTCAGCCTGTCCATAACAAGAGTGGACGCAGAATATCTGGACGGCATGACGCTCGAACAGTGGGAGGCATAAGACATGGATTGGAACAGCGGTTACAGCGCAAGTTACTATGCAGCGTTCATCGACCCCCACACGTGGCGAGACCTTGACCGATTCGAGATAACAGGCGGAAGCATCAAACGGTCAGACGATGACCTGAGGTGCTCCGCCTCTTTTGACTGTCCCGACTACGAACGGGGCACGGAGCGGTGGGTCAGGCTTTACCTTGACGCACGTCAGGGTTCGGGCTCCACACGGGTGGCACTCTTTACGGGACTTGCCACTTCTCCGTCCATAAAGTTCAGCGGACGGATGAGAGACAACACCATCGAGTGTTATTCGGTCCTGAAGCCTGCCGAGGACGTACTCCTTGACAGAGGGTGGTACGCTCCCGCAGGAGTGTCCGGTTCTGCTCTTATCCGTCAGCTTCTGTCGGTCATACCTGCTCCCATAGAGGAAGCGGACGGGGCTCCAACGCTCACCGAGGCGATAATAGCCGAAGACGGCGAGAGCAGACTGACGATGGCGAGCAAGGTCTTAAGGGCCATCGGGTGGAGACTTCGCATAGACGGTGACGGGACCGTGCGCATCATGCCGACGGCTACGGAGCCGAGTGCGGTCTACGACCCGTTAGAGAATGACGCAGTCGAGCCCGATGTGGAAGTCGAGCAGGACTGGTACGAGTGCCCGAACGTTTTCAGAGCGGTGGCGGACGATGTCTCAGCGGTGGTCAGAGACGATTCTTTAAAGAGTCCGCTGTCGACCGTAAGCCGTGGCAGAGAGGTGTGGCTCGAGGAAACGGACTGCGACCTCAACGACGGCGAGAGCGTTGCGGAATACGCTTTGAGGCGCCTGAAGGAAGAGCAGAAGGTTGCGACAGCGGTCAAGTACGTCCGCAGATTCAACCCCGATGTCATGACGGGCGACCTTGTGAGACTGCACTATCCCGAACAGGGAATAGACGGGATCTATGAGGTGACGAGCCAGTCTATAGAACTCGGTCACGGAGCAAGGACATCTGAAGAGGTGGTGAAAAGATGAACTTCGAACAGATAGTTAAACAGTTAGCACAGATTATAAGAGACACCGACAAGAAGACCCCGAAAGCCTACGACACGCAGGCCGTTGTTACCCGTATAGACGAAGACGGCACGGCTTGGGTGCACATAGCAGGCGGAGTGGACGAAACACCCGTAAAGCGGACGATAGCCTGCTCCGAGGGCGACAGCGTTCAGGTCAGAGTGTCGGGCGGTCGTGCATGGATAACGGGCAACGCATCTGCTCCGCCTACGGACGATGCAACGGCTATCTATGCGAGGACTATCGCAAGAGAAGCGAGGGCGTCAGCGGACAATGCGCAGATGGTAGCGGAGTCGGCAGAGGGCACGGCTGCGGAAGCGATCGAAAAGGCTCAGTCGGCGGTCACCAAGGCGAACGGCTCGCTCGCATCCGACACGATTCATTACCTCGCCACGGACAAGTCGAGCGGGGTCACGATAAGCACGGCAGGATGGACAACATCGGTGCAGACCATATCAGCCGACAAGCCGTACTTATGGATATACCACACCTACACAAAGGTGAACGGGTCCGTAGTGCACACTCAGCCCGTCATAATCGGCACGCTCGGCAAAGACGGCACGAGTGTTACCATCCTCGGCTCATACAACACGCTCGCAGAACTTCAGGCTGCGCATCCTACGGGCTCGCTCGGCGATGCCTACATGGTAGCGGGCGACCTCTACGTATGGAACGGTTCGGCGTGGGAGAACGTAGGACAGATTCAGGGACCGCAAGGCGACAAAGGAGATAAAGGCGACAAAGGCGACAAAGGTGATACGGGTGCAAAAGGAGACACGGGAGCGACGGGCCCTCAAGGCGCTACAGGGGCAACAGGAGCGACAGGCCCGCAGGGTCCTAAGGGCGACACGGGCGCAACCGGTCCTACAGGTCCGCAGGGCGTGTCCATAACGAAAGTCGAGCCACAGTACAATCTCTCGACCTCGACCTCATCTGCGACAGGCTCTTGGTCCTCAACCATGACCTACTCGGCTGGAAAGTACATCTGGACACGGGAGAAGATAACGCTCAGCAACGGGAATGTTACCTACTCCACGGCGGTCTATAACAGTGCGCTGACGAGTGCGTGTGCCAACGCTCTTTCGGCCCATCAGATAGCCGAGGACACGAACCAGTACTTCTGGCACACGGAAAGCGGTACGGACACGGGCACGCACGTTACAGAAAAGACGCAGGACGACTTCCTCGCAGACCCGACCAACGGCGGTGGCAATCTGCTCATGAGGTCGAACGGCATCGCGATCCGAAACGGGCTGACGGAACTGACGGAGATCGACGGCGACGGGCTGACGGTGAACGATGATACGGGTGCGACGGTGGCGAGTTTTTTGAAAATCGGGGCGGTTATAGGCGCAGTTGGAAGTGGGCTTACAAGATTGGTCTTGGATAAACTCGGCATAAACCTCATCAACAGAACCGTAGGTGGAGCCGACGTCAAAATAGCGCACCTCGGCTACGGTCAAAAATACGAAGGCACCGAGGGCGTCGCATCGACATATCCGTACTACACGTTTGGGCGACGAGATGTTGGACAACTTAACGGCTCGTACTCGGTAGCAGAAGGGCTTCTCGTGACTGCAAGCGGTGCCCGTTCGCACGCTCAGAACAACCGCACGATAGCAGGGTACGACGACCAAACCGCCATCGGTAAGTACAACGACAACAAGAGCGACACCGCATTTGAAATCGGCAATGGTTCAGCAGACGACGCACGCTCCAACGCCTTTGCCGTCGATTGGAACGGCGACATCTACCCACGTAATACCAAGATGACCGACTTCGTCACCGCTCAAGGCACAGACAACGGCTACACCTATACTAAGTGGGCTAGTGGCAGATTTGAGGCGGAGCGTGTTTGGAATATCGGTCAAGTGACGCTCAGCACCGCCGAAACGGCGAACACAAGGGTATCGAGCGACATTACGTTGCCTCTTCCGTCGCTTATGACCTCGGGAACTATCGAGGTTTCTTATGCGGGCAACAGTTCAAACTCGGCATCGTATATAGAACGTATATCGAGCACGTCCCTAAGACTAGCGAAGAATACGACATCGAACGTCACTCTGCAGAACGTAACATTAACGCTTAGGCTAATTAACGGAAGATGGGAATAGAGGTGACACATGAAATACCCATACAGAAAAGCACGACCGTACTCATACGGAGGCGACAGACCGCTCTCGTCCGTGCGCTACATCGTTATCCACTACACGGGTAACTCGGGCGACAGTGCAAAGAATAACGTCGACTACTTCGCTACGGGCAACACCCGTTACGCAGGGGCGCACTTCTTCGTTGATCAGAGGGGCTCGGTCTGGCAGTCGGTTCCGATGGACCTCACGGCATGGTCTGTAGGCGACAGCGGGGTAGGACCGCTCAAGAACAAGTGCAGGAACAGCAATTCTGTTTCTATAGAGTTATGCGACTGCGCCACTAAAGACCCGTCAGATGAGATGATAAAAGCCGTCAAGGGACTTCTGAAGTACATTCAGACGAAGTGCCCGAACGCAAAGCATCTCTGTAGGCACTACGATGTGACGCACAAGCATTGTCCCGGCAGGATGACGGACGAGACGGCGAAGGGCAGTCAGCGGTGGGCGAAGTTCCTTAAGGACATCGGTCATGCCTCGAAGCCGTACCCGACGCAGAATCTTTACTACGGCTACGAAGGCGAACAGGTGAAGAGGCTGCAGAGGTGCCTGAACAAAATCGACCATGCGCATCTGACGGTGGACGGCTCGTTCGGACCTGCGACGAGTAAGGCGGTCAAGCACTTCAAGAAGAAGCACGCGGGAAACAACAATCCCACGGACAAGGTCGGGCCGAAGACACGTGCAAGAATAAAGGAATTACTCAAATGACAACGATAATAATGGCAATAGTGGGGTCAACCGCAATAAGTCAGCTCATCACGTTTTTCATTCAGAGACACGACACGAAGAAGAACTTCGAAAATCGCATGACCAAACTCGAAAAGGACGGGATAAGGACGCAGCTCCTGCTCCTGCTCCTCTTCAGCCCCGAAGAGAAGAAAGAGATACTGACCGTAGGGCAGCACTACTTCGAGACGCTCGAGGGCAACTGGTACATGACGAGTATGTTCAACAAGTGGCTGAAGGAACGTGAAGAGGACGTGCCGATGTGGTTCGATCCGAATAGAGCAAAGTGAGGTGTAACGTTATGGAATTTATCACAGCATATTTCATTCCCGTCGTGCTTTTGGCGGGTCTTATCGTCGGCTACATCATGAAGAACTTCCTGCCGACGGACAATAAATGGATCCCGCTCGTGCTGGCCCTGCTCGGTGCCGTGCTCGGGTGCGTGGCGAACAAGACCATCGACCTCGACAGCGTCGTTGCGGGTGCGATGAGCGGGCTCGCTGCAGTCGGTCTGCATCAGGCATTCAAGCAGTTCATCGATGACGGGACGATAATCTATAAGAGGTAGTTACGGGTAGCCCATTCCCGACTACATATTTGCATCACTCCTATTGATAAGCGAAGAGGGGGCTCGGGCTTCGGCTCGGGCTCTTTTTTCGTGCCCGAATTTGTTAATTTAAGGTTAAAATTATTAACTATAAGCGTCCTTGAGGTTAATTGTTGGCAAACTGTTGGCAGAAATAAATAAAAAACGCTGAAACCCTTGAGATTTCAACGCTTATCGTGGTGAGCCATGAGGGATTCGAATACACTATGTCGAGTTACTCGGTTTTACCACAAATGACCTCACGCATTGATTTTTCAGCGGTTTCAGCATCTTACATTATTTGGATATAACTTCTTTTTACCTCGCTTTACAGCCTATTTGTTGGCAGGATTGTTGGCAGACATCGTGGTCAGTATGTCCGATGCCACCTGCTCATCCTGCTCCTTAAAGAGGTGCCCGTATATCTCCATGGGAGTGCTT